GTATACGTGTGCCAGCGTAGCGATCAAACAGTCTACGACTTGCTTCTACGTTATTCATCCAATATGCACTAGGGTCTTTAATACTTTCTCGCACACCTGAACGTCCTGCTAAGTGAATAACTAAGTCGAATTTTTGATTAGGAAGTTCACAGGTTAATAAATTATCTCCATCCACTAAGTCAATACCTGTAACAGTATGATTTAATCCAAGCACGTTAATTAAACTTGACCCTATAAAACCTCTATGTCCTGTTAATAAAATATTCATCTTGCTATTCCTTGTTCTTGGAACCATGTAAGATATTCCCAAGTATTACGCCAGCCTGTAACATGTCGTTTAACATCTACAACTTGTGCTAATGGATAATCATTACCGCCTTTGTGCATTGCATCGCCAAAGAAATATAATTTATTGTTTTTATCAAAGTCTTTTATAATTTGACTCTTGTCAGAACCTTTTGGACTAATATCAATGCCTGTCTCGCCGCCTACCTTAGCTTCTAAATCTGGAAACATTGTATTAAATGCAGTTGCAATAGTATTGCGTTCATTCTCTATTGTATCGTAATCAACATACTGTTTACGTTCATATAAAGATGCATTACGTCCTACTACACTAAAGTTGACCATACCAGGACGGTCTTCAATATGATTGCCTGTACGTAAACCAAACTTACTTTCGTATTCGCAACTAATTAAAAATGTTCTAGCAAGATCAGGAAGTGTCCAGCCATTTGTGCGAATATGCTTGTTGCTTTGCCAAACGTCATTGCCGTTGCAGTTATAAACAGTATGACAAAGATTATAAGTATCTTCACCAATCTGTTCTACTGTTTTAGGCTTATCACTACCAGTAACAAGAAATACTCGATTGTCTCGACAGAATCTGTTAAAGAACTCTTTAAACGCAGGGTCAATAATTCCACGGCTAGGAGTTAGTGTACCGTCTACATCAAATATAAATTTATCTTTCACAAACACGTTTCCTTAAATCACTAGTGCTAAATCGATGTTCTCTTTTATTAAAGTACAGTTCGATACCACGTTTGGCACAAATCGCTCTGCCTGTAAACTTACCGTCTCTGTACTCCTCTCCTAATATTCTAACATTAATATGATACATTGTCAAGATATCTTCTAGGTCTTGTTCTGTGCCATACGGAATAATTTCATCTACATATCCCACTGCCTTTAGCTGTGTGTAACGTTCAACAATAGTTTGTATAGGAGCGTTCTTCTCTGCACGATCAACGCTAGGATCTACCTGCAATCCACAGATTAAATAGTCGCATTGTTCCTTAGCTTCGCGTAACATTTGCACATGTCCTGCGTGTAGTAAATCAAATGTACTGCATGTAAATCCTACTTTCATTCTAACATTTCCTTTAGTTCTACTAATTTTTCAATAACTTCTTCAACTGTATTTAGGTCCTGTTGATTCTCTGTGTCAATTTCTAACTCTATTTTAATTTTCATATTATTCTCCAAAGTCAAACAAACTTGAGAATGTAGTGTGTTGTTTTGTATCTTCTAACGGATAGTTAAGCACACCAATCAAGTTGTCCAACTTGTTGTCAATAATGGTTTCTGCCATAGCTGCGTCATCAAACGGAAGTTCTTTGAACCACTCAGGCAGTCTCATCTGATCTGTCGGATATGCAACACTTGTATATCCTAACGGATTTTGTTTTAGTTTACAAACAATAACTTTCATACCATCAACGATTTCTTCAGAGTACTTGTCTCCGTTCATACGTTTGAGTGTATTCCAATTGATGCTTGCCCGTACATGACCTGGCATATTTGCCTTGCCTTGTTTTTCTTCTAGTCGACGATAATGTCCAACTTTGTTTGCACGTTTAGGCGAACCTTTCTCCCAACCAGGTCTTGCACTAAACTCCTTGCGGAACTCTGTAATGCGTTGCAGTACATCTTCACGTGGCTTGTCTGTGAGTACCATTAGTAATAGCTCACTTAGAAACTCTTGCATAAACACAGGCGTATCTGACCTACGCAAGTCCAAGCCCATTGCTTTTACTTTGCCCGGCTTACCATCTGTGTCTGTTCTAAAGCCTTCGTTGTCTACAACCAGTGCCGCATAACGCTTCTTAGTAATATACAATCCGCTTTCTGCAACAATCTCTCTACCTGCCGCAATAACATCTGCACGACTCTTTGGACAATGATGTGACTTAGCCATCATGTCAATAAAAGTACTGTCTACTGCATCGGCAACTTGATCATATAGTGTAATAGCCTTTTCAGTGTCCCATGGTATTTTGCCTGATTCAATATCATCTTTGAGTGTAGGGTATGCACTAAAGTAAACAGAGTCAGTATCACCATATATAACAGCATCGCCTGTGTGATCATATGTACCTGTAATTACTTTGTTTGCCTCGGCACTCATATGCTTAACAATTGTTCTGCCTGTTAGTGTAGTAGACTGACCAATGCGCTTATCGAAAAAACGGCACCCAGGATTGAGAATAGCACCATACAAACTATTAAGATTAATTTTTTTAACAAGTTGCCTTTTGTCCCAGTATTCAATTTCTGCTGCATTTCCTGCGTCCTTTGCTTTCTTTAACATCTTTTGCAAGTCTTTACGTTCACTGTACCAACGCTTTAGGATACCTGGAATAACACCTTCAAACTCTGTTGTAAAGATTGTACCATTAGCACTAAGCATCCAAGGTTGATTGCTGTCAAAGATTACTTTGTATATTTCAGCACCACTAAGTACGTCACTGCTTCCGCTTTCCCAGTCAATAGTTAGTGCAACGTCTTTGCGTTGTTCCATGACTGCTTCGTATTCTTCTGTACTAAAGCGTCCTTCCCAACTGCCTGCAAAACTCTTCTTTTTAAGCGTCATATCTTCATGCACACGGGCATCACTAATCTCTGGACGTATTTGTCCTACGACAGTTTCAGGCGCCATATTAAGAGCTCTAATCACACTAGGATACAGTGAATTCAAATCCATCGATGCAATCCACTTGTGCAAGCCTTTCTTAGGAAACGCAACGTATGCACCAGCCGCTTGTGTATTCTCATCATCACGTTTTTTGCGATTAGGAACCTGTAAACCTCTGTGCCACGCTTCGTTAACAATAGCTTGCTCTGTAACAGCAACAGCACCCATAGTGGTCTGTAGCAAAACAGTGTTTGCGTGTGCAAGTTCGTTACTTAGATCAATAAATCTTAGTTTTTTGTCCAGCTTGTCCAGTAGTGCGGTATCTTGTATGTTGTATTCGATGAACTTTCTAAAGTCATTGTTGTACAATGCGTCCAAAGTGCCTTCATAAGGGACCTTGTTCTCGCCAACTTCGATTTCGCCAATGGCATCAAGTCTATAGCTATGTCTTTCTTCATATGTATATTTACGATATAAATTCAAACTATCTAAATGTACTCTGCCTATTAGGTCAAAGGTAACAGCTGATTTACCATACTTTTCGTATTCACGTTTTTTAGGAAGTTGTCCCCACAAGCAAAAACGTCTTGTGTCATCTTTACTTAGTACACGACTAGTTCTGTTTACAGTATACGGAATATCATAACCTTCGCTGTTCCAACCTGATAAAATGTCAGCGTCTTCAATTAGCGTTAAGAAGGTGTCAATCATATCACCTTCTTTTTCAAACAACATTACATTGTCAATACCTTCAAGTGTTTTCTTAGCTTCGTCCATTGTAAGCGTCTTAGGCGGAACTGCTAAACAAATCATTGTTTCTAACCACTGCAAGTATACAGATATACTTGTAATAGGCATAAACGGATCTGCAGGATCAGCAAACCCACGTTCCGGATCAAAGTCAGTCTCAATATCAAAGAAAGCAATGTTTAGTTTAGGTGCGTCTTGATTGAGATAGTTTTCACTTAATGATTGAAAGATAGGATTAATATCGCTTTCAAATAAATCTTTGCCTTTGTTAATAGCAACTTCTTTTCTAAAGTCTTTTGTATTCTTACAAACAATACGTGTAAGCGGATCACCGTACACACTTTTATACTTGCCTCTAGGGTCTTTAAAATAAAATGTATATTTTGCTTGGTATTCGCGGTAAGTTCTTTTACCGTCTTTGCGTTCAACTACACGAATCATATCTTGATCGCGATCAAAGTGTGCGTCTACGTAACTCATCTATTCTCCTGTTGTTGCTTGTGGCCAACTAACCTTATACCTGTTCGTAAGTGAACGACTCTTAACATATTGTACTACAGATTAACAACAGTGTCAACTATTTTTTGATCCTTTATATATTCATCTTCAAAGTATTGATCGACATTTTGTGCTTTATCGTCAATCCATATATCATAATGGGGCTTACCTAAACTTAATGAAGTGTATTTTACATTCCATTCTTTTAATTGCTGGGTAGTAAGTTCGGTATAATCTACACCAGACTCACTACCTCTTGCAGTATAGTAATGAATTTCATTACCTTTATCAAATAGATCATTAAAATGCAAAATACGGTCAGTAAAAGGGTTACTTAAATTGTAAGGTCTTCCTATTTCTTGATCACATATTGTACCGTCAATATCTACGTAATATATCATGTATCAACACCAACTGTAGCAACAATGGTTTCTAAGTCTTCAAACTCGTCTTGATGCTTATCCCAATCACGTTTCATTGCAACTTTAATTGCTTTATTAATTAAAGAAGGTTTTACGTTTAGTTCTTCTGCTACTGCCTTTACAGTATCTTTAAGTCCTGCGTTTAGATCTTCAATCTCTTGTAAAACAGTCACGCCTTCTTTGACTAGGCGTTCTAGTTTTGCCTTTTCTTCTTGTCCGTATGTACGGTCACTCATTTACAGTCTCCTTAGTTTCTTATATTATATACTATATTTAGGTTGTTGTCAAGAAAAATCACGGCAAAGGCCGTGATTATCATTAAATTTATTTTTTATTATTTTTTCTTTGATATACGTGTTTCTGCTAATTTTGCATGTAGCTGATCTTTGTAAGGATGGGACTCACCTACTTTTAACACTGGCATTTCTTCCGATGCTTCTTCGTAATCCATATGGTGATACACACTTCCTATATCATTAGCTGCTTTAGTAATTTTACTTTGAACCCATCCTTCGAGTCCTTCTGCTTCACTTACGCCTTTTAACATGTCGTGTAGTTTAATAGCATATTTTGCTAGTTTGTATAGTTCTGCACGAGCCATTTGTACTTCATGATCTTGTTCGGCGCGGTGAGCCATATCACCTAATTGACCTTCTTTAACCGTTTCGTTTTGTCTTTTAAGAACCGCTGCAACTTGTGGATGATTTGATAATCCCTTTTTGATTTTATCAATTGCTTTAGTTGCTCCAGTCATATTACCGCCCTTATATCGTGGGTCAGATGCAATACCGATGGCCATTTTTACGTGCTTTGGGTCGTGTTGCTTTTCACTTAATTGACCTTCTATTATATCGTTTTGTTTCATTGTGCTTTCCCGTTTAATAGGTTCATATGCTTTACCAGTTTTTAATGCATTAATATATATTTTAAATGCTTCATTATTATTTATCTGTCCGCCTTGCCAACCACCAGGCGTTTTCTTTACCCAGCTTTGTCCAGCCCATTGCCATAAATTGCCTTTTGGATCTTTAAAGCCTGTGCCTTTTGGCAATTCTTTTACACTGTTTGGAATTTCTATTCCGGGTGTAACTTTTACAGGTGTAACAGGTATACCTTTCCATTCAGCTTTTTTAACAACTTTATCGTCACCGTAGCTATCCGGGTCAAGAGCTTTTTTAATTCCACGATTAAGCATATCAGGGCTTGCTTTTCCTGCTTGAAACCCTTTAGCAAAACCGCGACCTAAACTTTTAAAAGGACCTTCTGTTATATCATTTGTGTTCATAATGTATTTATTTCTTTTTAGGCTTGCCGTGTTTATTATGTTGTGCCCAAGCAATAGCATAAGGTGCACCTGGATCGTCAAACTTGCCTTTTAGTTTTTTAACTTGCTTTTCTCTACCTGGGGGTGCATCTTCCTGAGCTTTGCGTTTCTTTTTAGTTTTCATACGTTTAATAGGGGAGCTTCCGATACCGCCACTAGCAAATCCGTTATTAGTAGATGCTATTGCACCTGCTGTGTTTTCGCATAAATCACTTATCTTCATTTCTTTCTGTATCCAATATTCTAATTCATAAGAATAAGTTCATTACTTACACTTACAACTGCCGCCTCTGGCACCTACAAATCCTGCTACTACACCAATTACACCAGTAATACTCATCTGTAATAATTCGATAATACTCTGATCTAATTCTGCATCATGTTCACTTGCCATACTGAACTCATCATATACTATTAGTCCCAGTATAAGCATTAGTCCAACTGCCATTATTAATACTATTATTCCTTTTATATCTGTCATTTTTTCTTACCACCTTTCATATTTGCACACCAGTGATACATTTTAGCCTTCTCACCGCTTGCATTTTTAGCACGTTTGCGCAACTGTGTTACTGTGCCATTGCAACTAGCACCTGACTTCTTTACTCTGCCAGGTCTGCTTTTACCTTTTACTTTACCATCAGCAAAGTTTTCTTCTACGCTTTCAGAAAATAATGGTCCTTTAACTAATTGATCATCTTGGCTAACTAATTCTTTGTTTATTGCTGCTATAAATTCAGGTTCTAAATGCCTAGCACGATTATATTTTCCATCAAAAAACAAATGTGTCTCGACTGGTACATCACCTTCTGCTTTTAATATAGCAAGCATACGGTTGCGGCCTTCGTGTCCTCTTACCTTTAATTTGCTATCGTCATCTTCGTCCCATGGTACATTAATTACTAGGAATGGCGCACCAATAGCACCGCCTTTTTTAATATAGTCAATCATTTCTGGATCAGGATCTCTACCTAATTTAGATGCAAGTTTAATAAACGTACTAGGCTTCATCATAACCTTTTTACCAAAATAATCAACTTCCATATTATTAGGTACTGCACCACGCCCGTTCTTATTATCGATAGTAACTTCAGTTGTCATTTTTTGTTTGATTGCTTTTGCAGTTCTTTGAAATTTATAGTCTTTATATTTAAATCCTATACCGCCTGCCTCTTCCCAAGCTCTAATGTTTACACCATAGTCGTCTATTAATATATTCGGAGTACCATCTTTTTGTTTTGCAAATTGTGGTTTATTGTGTGTAACAATTACTTCTTTAGGAGGAAAAAATGCTAAGTTCTTTTTAACCCATTCACGCTTGTGTGGTTCACTACGTGGATCATCAGCAAGTGGACTTGTGCATATACTGTAACTACCTTTAACTTTTTTAATTAATTGCAGTAGATTTTTTGCTTGCGGAAGCACAGGTAACTTTAACCAAAAGTCTTCAATACTTTTTATGTCACCAATTGCTTTCATAGGATCTTTAATATCTTTCCAATTACTAACACCTTGCGACTTAGTCCATTCCCCAAAGAAGTCAGCAAGTACGCCGTCCATATCAACATAGATTTCTGTATTAGGAGCAATTTCACCTAATGCTTCAAGAAAATGTACAGACTGTATTTCACGCATAATATTACTTGAACGTTCATTGTATGCTTTATCGGTAGCAGCCTTAGCACTAGCACCTTGTGGGTGTTTTGGATTGATTCCTACAGGCTCGCCATTCATTAGTTGCGAAATGTCAACACTCTTACCTAATTGATCTAATAGCATATGTAACTTATCATTAGGATCATAGTTGCCTGATTCGTATCCTGGCTTACCACGTACTTCTGTACGTTGTCCTGTTGTTGTGTTTTTGATATTTAGAACTAGCATTTGCTTGTCACGTTCTAACTGTAGTTTGTAACCTTCTGCAAGTCCTAAGTTAAATAGTACGTTTGTGCTTTTGCCTTTTACTTTTGTAGATAAAGAAGGCGGAGTACCGTCCTTAGTTACACTGTTACCAAACTTTTTTGCTTGAATTGGTATTTCGTTTGTTCCTACATCAACAGTAGTGTTGACGCCTTTAACTATTCTACCGTCTTCAGTTAGGTCGCTTATTTTCATTTTGTGCGTCCTCTAAAATTAGCGCCAGTCATTCCTGGTAAACTAAACCAAAGTTTAAACCAGTCCTTGTCGCCAGGCTTTATATTTTTTTCTTTTTCTATTTTACGTTTTTCAGTTCCTGTTACAGATATATTTTCAGTGTTATAAGGAGTGAACCCTTTGAACTCATTTACACCTGCAAGTTTTTTGACATACTCGAGCTCGTCCATTACTTGACTACCTTGTCTGCCATTTTAATACCTGCACGATCAGCAAACTTTTTAATTTTGTATGCACCTTTTGCAGTTTTCCAAAGAGTCTTAATTGCCAACGGAGTCATTTTTGCTGCTGCTGCAATTGCTATAATTATTTCAGGACTAGGAAGTGAGCCTAAATCTTCGTCAGTTGGTATTTCTTTTTTACTAGACCAAGCATCTTTATCGCCTTTTGCTGCTGCCTTGCGTCTTGCTGCAATACGATCTTGCATACTAGGTTCGATAGGCTCTTCTTTTTTCTTCTTATAAGTGTTACGTTTATTACTTTTTCTTGCAAAGCCCCAAATTTCATCTACTTCTTTAGACTTTTTCTTTTTCTTTTCGTCTGAACTATGACCAAAATACTTATGAACAAGTTTGTCTAGAGCAACATGAAACTCGTTTTCTTCATCAGGTGAAACATCTTCCATATGTTCAAATTCTCTACCTACGCTCTGTGAGAATGTTTTTGACTTATCAACCTTAACATTAGTATCACCAAACTTGCTTACTACATCAGGTGAACGCATCCAGTTGCGGAATGCTTTATATTGTGCAGGTTCCATAACAAATTGTTTCGTAGCAGGTCTATATGCTTGCATAATTGTTGATGCAGACTTTTGTAAAAACTTCATTAATCTAGCATTATCAATTGTAAAATACTTTGTTGTTTCTGTTTTATCATCTTTGTAATCTTTTGGATTTGCCCACTTTGCTTTTACACGTTTCTTGCCTGGACCTTTTTCACCTGTTTCGTCACTGTCAGGCTTGTCTACAACTTGTACTTTCTCTTTACCAAACTT